TGGGCAGTAGCAGCACGTAACACTTGTGTTTATATTAAGTATAATAAAAGTATAGCAAATATTTTTAAGAGTTTGGGTGGGTCTATGAAGACTCCTCCTTCTTGTCATTTTGCACCAACTTTAATTATGCGTCCTAAACTCAAGCTTGTTGATCTCTTTTCTACAAAAGAAAGAACGGTTGATGATTCAGAAATCTATGTGATGCCTGGTTATTTTCCTATTTCTCGTATGTTTGGAGCTCATAAAAGGTTACAAATTTCTTATTCTGGCAAACTTGTCGCTGATTTACCAATTTTGGCTAATCATGAAAAGTGCTTAGGATGTTTATGCCTCATTGCGAAGTGTATTTGTCCTACTTCTGTAGCTGTTCAAGAAATTGAAACAGCTGGTTCTCGTTATTCTGATAATGAAGCTTTTTATTGTTATGGATTATATGATAGTCTGTTAACTCAAGGAGCAAAATTAAAGAGTGAAGAGAAGAAGGAAGTTGTAGAAGAAATTATTATAGTTGCTAATCAGGACATGGTTCCTGAACAAAACATGGTTTTGGATGAAAAGCAACAAAAACCAAGAGTTTCCCTTGGATCTGGATGTCAGGAGGCTTATGAAGTCGTACCTCTCATTAAAGAAGCACTTTCAAGTAAAACTGAAATTCACTTCTCAGATAATAAGGAGACAATTGATTTGAAGATAAAGAACGCTGTTATTAGGAATTTTCCTACTGCAGAAGTTCCAATTGAAGGTCCAATTATTGATAATTCTATTTTATCAATTACTATTGATCATATTAAGGGTTTTGTAAACACTTGTCTTGATTTAGGCTCTTCAATTTCTTCAAATCCTCTTCTAACTGGATTTATGGATATTATGAAAGATTTCCTTTCCAGAGCATTTGAATATGCAAAGAAGAATCCTCGAGTAATTGGTTATTTAAGTGCTTTGGCACTTATTTTAGTCAATCATAAGAGATTGTATGACAATGCAATTTGTTATTATTTGGATCAAACTAATAATGAGAAACAACAAGTTAGTTCAGTCTTTCCTCTTGATGGTATTTTAGGTATCATTGGTGGGCAGAGTTTGACGACTTTAATGGTTTCTCTTGTTATCCAGAATGCTTGGGGTTTGATCACTCGTAATAAGAAAGAAGCAAAAGAAGATAGTGATGATGTCTCTGATGACATTTTTTCTATTCTTAGCTTCACTGCTATGTCTCTTACTTCATTTACTTCTCTTTGTGCTGCATTATTGATCTGTATAAATGTGCGTGCTTATTCTGTTGCTTCTTCAACAGGAAAGGCTAAGCGCTTTTATAATGGTCTTGATAAGTCTGAACGTGAAAAATTCACTCAAGCTTTGCGTGCAACAAGTCTTGATGCTGCTATTGAAAAACATAGCACGAGCATCATGGATGATCGTGCTTTGAAACTTAAGGTTACAAAACCTAAGCGTAAAAGGGCACCAAGACAAAAGAAAGTAATTGATCCTGAAGCTGTTAAAGATAACGCAGTTGTCTCTAAAAAGACAAAAGCGACCTTTAAGAAGCCTAGGGTAACTTCAAAACCAGGGCAAGCTCCTCCAGAAAAGAATGTCTCTTCTAGAGTTGCTGTTAAGCCAGGTATTTTGAAGCCTAAGCCTTGTCCTCACGGTGACAGATGTCGTTATCGTGATCTTAATACATGCAAATTCTTCCATAAATTGGTTGAAAAGCATTCTAATAGGAACGTTAAGAAGCGTGTAGCTAATTCAAAATCTAAGCCTAAGTTCAACTATGAGGAGAACGATATGACTGAAGATTGGAGAGAAGAAGCTTTACGTGAGCGTGCAGAACGTAATGAGATTGCGTCTCAATGGGAGGAAACTCTCGAAGAGCGTGGTGGTAAATTATGGGCTGAAATTGCTGAGGAAAATGAGGAGTTTTATACTCCAAAAAATCTTCCTAAATGGGACGATGAGTACCATTCAAAGAAAGCAAAACTTGTTAGTTTAGTATCTAAGATTAAACGTAATCCTGTAACAACGCAAAGATTAAAGAAAGTTAAAGAATATCAAAATTCTATAGCTAGCCTTAATCGCGATTATGAGAAACGTTTGGCAACACTTAGTGATCTTGTTGTAGAGAAAAAACCACAACAAAAGAAGAAATCAGTACCGAAGAAACAAGGAGAATTTTATTTTCCAAAATTTCATGGAATGGCGCCAAAAACAGAATCATTTACAGTTTATGAAAATGGTTTTCCTATTGACTTCCATTCAAAAGTACCTTTAGCCTCTTATGGTGCAAACATTGTTCATTGTAAAATGGGCAGTGACATCATTGGCTATGGTATGTTGGTATCTAATTCTTATCTTCTAGCTCCTGGACATTATCCAAAATTTTCTTCTATTAGAGTATTGGGTCAATCTCGATCACATAAAAGAAGGGATACTCCTTGCACATTTGTGAGGACTTTTGGTGAAAGTTTAGGACTAGTTGATCACCTTGTTTTATATCAATTGGCTGATGTTGTGCCTTACCTTAAAGTAAAATTTAATGTAGCTAATACTCATTCAACTGGTGTAATGCTGGCTAATTCATTTATCCAGGTGTCTGCAATTGAACTTCTTGAAAAAGAAGGTCGATTACAATACACAGGTGATTCTATTAGAGGAGACTGTGGGCAAGCAATTGTTGATACTGACTCGGGTTCTATAATAGGAATTCATGTTGCTATCAATCGTACTGCCTCCAGAGTTTGCATTGGTATTCCGTTTACAGCGCAATTGATGCGTGAGTTTGCGGATTCCCAACTTTTTCTTTAAGTCATTCGATTTATCCAATCACAGATTTAAGACCTAAAAAGGTTAAAATTTATGATAATCTCCCTTATATAGGAACTCTTGTTACGAAAAAATTGAGCTCAAAATCTCAATTTATTCCTGACTTGAAAATTCCTGTAGAATTTGATTTTAATAGTCAAATGGGTGATGGTTACATAATTTCTCCTTTAGGCAATCTGAATGACTTACATGAAAGATTGGCAAAATATGATATCATGGATATCCCTCTAAATAAAGACGCAGCATGGCGCGCAATTACATATTTCACCAATATGATTGGTGAATGTCACATGCTTACTAATGAAGAAGCTTTTGATGAAATATCCAAAACTTCAGCTATTGGAACGGGTGCGAAAGCATCTGGTGTTTTCTCTCGAAAAGACCCCAAGATGTTGGAATACTTGGAACAATATATTTCTCAGTGTGAGCGCTGGCCACAGCATGTAATTATTAATGCTTCTCAAAAGGATGAAGTTCGAGTGCTTGGTAAATCACCAAGATTATTCACTTCATTTCCTGCAGAACATACATATGCTTGTACTATAGTTCTTAAAAATTTTATAGAGCAGTTTTACGAACATCGATTTTGTGTTGATGGTAGTATTTCAGCTGTTGGTGACCCAATGCAAAAAGGGGCACTTTCAATCTATAAATATGAACTAAGCAAACGTAAGTATTTATACTGTACGGATACTTCAGGTCAAGACGCTTCGGTGTCTGCTGAATTCATGAACATGGTTTATGATTGTATCAAAGAAAAGTATTCTGATATGACTCCAGAGGAGGATAGTTTGTTTGAGTCTGTTAGGTTTAACAGTATCAATAAAATGGTTAATGTTAATGGTGATTTCTACTTAGTTCCACGTGGACTAGGATCTGGAGATTATCTTACCGTTGTCATCAATATCATGTGGCGTCTCTACATGATATTCGCTAACTACACCCATCCTCTTGATGATTATTTTTTAACTAATACTACCATCATCAATGGAGATGATTTAATTATGAGTAGTGATCATAGTGATTTGGATTTGAATTCAGTTCATGCTAAGATTGAATGGGCCGGAAAGCCTGTCTCTTGGAATGAAATGGATTTTTGTTCAACACAATTTTCACCTTATATTCATCACAATGAAGCTAAAGTATTAGCAGTCCTTGCTTTAAGACAAAAGCGTTCTCATATGTTGAGTCCGGTTATGTCCATGCAAAGACTTGGTGGTATGATTAGAGTTCTTTCTACGCCAAAGGTTATTACATGATTCTCCATATGATGGAAGAATTGCGTGATCGTTATAACTTATATGAATCTTATGAAGAATCATTTGTTACATACGAAGAAATTTTTGACAATTATAACAATCCTATTAGAGATTGTTAGTTAGAACAAATATGTTTCCTTCTGTTGTTTATGGTCGGGGTGCTTAAATGAAAATTTCAGCCCATTTTAAAAAGAGCGAAAACGTTCTTATAAATTAATGACTTTAACTAAAACCCAAAAGGCTTTAAATAAAATTAAACAACAATATGGTAGACAGGTTAGTAAAAAGTTGCATGGCAACCTTATGTTCGAGCCAAAACTCGCACAAAATAACCAACCTTCCAAAAATAGAAGAAGAAACATACAAAGAAGAAGAAAAAGAAAAGGAGCTTTGGCAACAGGTCCATCATTTTCTGCATTTCCAAGAGGAATGCAGAAGAAAGGATTTGGCGTCAATAGGCAAAGAATGGTAGTTTGTGAAGATGAGAACATTGGAATCATTACATCTCCGGATAGTACTGCTTTCAATATACTCTCTACTTATCCTATCAATCCTGGTCAAGCAACAACTTTTCCTTGGCTTTCTTCAATAGCAAAGAACTTTGAAAAATATCGCTTTCAAAGTCTTGAATTCTATGTTGTTCCACAAGTTTCACAGTTTGCAAATGGTGGTCGCACAGGAGAGGTAATACTCTCATGTGATTACGATGCGTCAGATGCAGCCCCTGGATCTTATCAACAACAAGCAGATCAAGTCCCACACTCAACAGCAATGCCTTATCAAAGGCAATCATTGGTTTTGAGTCCAAAAGAGATGCATAAAGAATCGGATGCTAAATTCATTCGTCCTGGGGGTTTACCTGGGGCTAGTGATATTAAAACATACGATGCTGGCAACTTTTTTGTTGGATGCACAGGCTTAGATGCTAGTGTATTCAATGTGTGTTCTTTGCATGTCAAATATTCATGTGAATTGACTATACCTGTTCTTGAGAATCAAGCTCAAGCTCCGGTGAATAATAGCGTGACCTTCTTGGTAGATGCGCTTACTGCTTTAACAACAGCAACTCCGTATCAACCCTTGTTGGCTTCTGCATCATCAACTTCTTTACCAGTGGTAAATGGGTTGGCAGTTGTCAATACGGTGGGGTCAGTTGTTCCTACGCCTGGAAATTATCTCCTAGATACTGCATGTACATTGTACAATACAGGTGGCATATTAAGTGTCGCATTACTTAGCGTCTATAAAAATGGCGTTAGGCAAATGCCTATTGGAGGTACAACAGCTGCTTATGATGGAGCCGCATCAGATACTATTTGCACATTAAATACTTCTCAGTATATTACATGCAATGGTACAGACGCGATTACTCTTTCATTGCAAGCTAACTTTGCAGGTGGAACAACAAATGCAACAACAACTATGAGGTTGGTTGCAATTTAATTCTCATATGATGAGTCCTGTTATGAACAGAAGAGTCTTACTGGCTTATATTTTTTACTTAGATATAGTCGGGCAACTAACTATATCTAGGTTTTTAG